CCTGGTAGCTTCGGAATCGCCCAGGCCGTGACAGCCTTGAACAGGAATAGAGTAGGCGCACTGGTGGCGACCACAGCTTTCAGGTGGGCGATCGCCTCTACCTTGCGCTGCTTGTGGGTTGAATATTTTGCGGCCAAGGCATTCCAGTGCCGCGGGATAAGTAGGTGATGAAGGCGAGCGGCAATCCAGTCGTCAACGAGTTCGCGGTCAACTGATGCACCACCGCCACGCACCAGACTTGCCAGATCGCCGGGCTCGTGGGGGTTGTACAGCTTTTGCCAGGCCTGGCCCGCCGTTCTGGATTTTGCTTCGGCCGCCATGGCCGAGACGACTGCGCTTGAAACGCTGGAATAGATCATTATCAGTCCCCTGTGTAATTCGTGCCGCCGGCGCCGCGGCGGTTGTTCTGTTCGTACTGCTCGGGAGCGCCGCCTTGGGCGTAACGCGCTCGGTTCAATTCAGCGGCCATGTTCCGCAGCTTCATGTTCAGTTGCGGCACCAAGTCTTCAAGCGGCAACGCGTCACCGGTCGTTTGACAGACCCAGCCCGAGGCGTGGCAGTTGGTGCAGTCGAGTTGGTGAAATACACCTCTGATGACGCCACTCCCACGGCAGTAAGCGCACTCCATCAGCGGCTTCAGTTCCTTTCGAAAGGTAGGGCCATGGCTCTTTTTCATGCTTTTGAAACCTCGCCTATGGTTGATTCCTGAATGTGGTCGCAGGCCCTCTGGGTCGTGGCCTGCAGCGGGTTATCCGAATCTCGCAATCTGTCTCCTATCAACCCGTGAATCAGGGCGAAGCCCTTGCCGTCTAGATGGGCGTGCCACTTCTCAAGGGCGTCACGTTTGCGAGCCATAACGTCGGATTGGATGTACACCTTCACGTTATGACCCATCGCATGGTTGATGAGCAGTTCACCAATCAAGTGGTCGATACCGATGTCAGCCCAGCAGGTGCGCGCCAGCTTGCGAAGGTCGTGACTTGTCCATGCGCCTTGGCCCAGGCGAGCGAACACAGCACAGGCTTTGCCCTCACCCAGCGCCTTGCCGTTGCGAGCCGGGAAGAGGAACTGACCTTCATATCCTCCAGCCATCTGGATTTCGCGATACTCGATCAGGATCTTGCGCACCTGGTCGGTGATGGGTAGATAGTGCTCGACACCCGTCTTGGTGTGGTCGCCCGGAATAAACCACACCTTCTCGGCCAGGCTGATGTGTGCCCAGCGTGCCTGCCGGGTCTCGCCTAGGCGCGTGCCGTGGCAGAGCATCATCAGCGCCAGTACGGCGTCGGCCGGCGACTCACTGAATTCGTTCTCAAGCTGAGCCAGCAGGCGCTCGAGGTCGGTTCCCCGCAGCCGTGAAGGCTTGACCTTAACCTTCGCCTTCGAGAAGTCGCTGAACTTGATGTCCTTCATCGGGTTGGCTGCGATCAACCCCAGCTTGAACGCCTGCCGGAAGGCCAGTGCCAGGAGCTGGAACACCAACCGCACGTAATCGATGGAGATGTCTTCCTGCATCGGCCACATCAGCAGCTCGTCGAGCTTGGCCTTGCTGATATCGGCCAGCGGAGTGTCGCCCAGGCGCGGCATCAGGTGGCATTTTATTGCCGACGCACCGGTCTTCTTTCGCTTCCAGGACAGGCTTCGGTCGCGGGACATCCGCTCTGAGTACCAGGTCAGAAGCTCGCCGGTGCTATCCCATTTGGACAATGTCGACCCCTCACCTGCCTCAAGGCGAAGGCGAATGTCCGGCAGCGCGGCGAGCACCTTTTTGGCAGAGAGGTCTGGATAGCCGCCGATGCGGTTCCAACGCCGGCCGATCACTAGATACCAAGACCCGTACCTGCGGTTGCCGGCGAAGCGCAGGTACAGGCCCTTGTTCTCGATGCAGCGAACAGCGGAAACGGTGCCCTCGGCCTGGCGCTTGATTTCAGGGTCGGTGATTTTTACTGCTGCTGTCGTCATGCGGCGACTCTCGTTGGCGGTTGGAGGAGGTAAGAGCGGATCGCTTCGAGCGCATCTACCTGCCCGCGACACACAATCGCCAGATAGCCCTGCTCGATCAGCAGGTGCAGGTACGCATCCTGCTCAGGTGAAACCTCGGCGTCGTACGGCGGCTCGGCCTTGAACTCTATGTACAGGCCGAAGTAACCGCCGCGGGCCATCGGCAGCACCAGGTCAGGCACCCCGGCGCGCACGCCCTGCTTCTTCAACTCCATCGCAACCTTCACGTGACGGTGGCCGCCATTTGGGACGTGATAGATAAGCTTCGCGGCTTCGGGGTGGCGGAGTTTCAGAACCAGCAGAAGCGCGGCCTGCTCCACCCCTTCGCGATCAATCCGAGGCTTCCGAGACTTCTTGGCCGCGAAGGGCTTCATCTTGAGTGGCATCACGCGGGTACAACCCCTTCCCTGACAAGAATGGCCTGGGTGCGCATGACGCCCTCTGCATGGAAAAGACGGGCCTGATCCGGATCGGCAAGCTTGCCGCGCGAACGGCCATCAACCCAGTCGTGACATGCCGAGCAGGCCCAGGCGCCTTGCAGGTCGTTTGGCTTTAGCCCGATGCCGCATGTGCCAGCGAGACGGTAATGTGCGAGCACCGTGGTTTCGGGGTTGCCGTTGCACACGCCAGGCACCCGGATCTGGCAGTCTCGCCCGCGCGCCGCCTTGGTCAGCTTGGTCTGCCTCACAGTGACGGCTCCTTCGCTTCTATAGGTTCCCGCGAGTGATCGACGGTGACTTCAATCTTCCAGCTGTGATTGATTCCAGTGCTGGTGTCTTCGGAGGAGTGGTAGCCACGAAAACTCACGCTAACGTCTTCGAGATTCAAACCGTGCTGCCGCGCCAACAGCTCACAGAGCGCCGCAGTGACATCACGCTCAGAAACAGTCGCCGTGTATTTGGTGGTGTTCGTACGCTGAGCATGTGATTTCACAGACCACCCCCGAAATGGAATTCCGCCGGCGGCACCTGATGCGAATACGCGCATTGCATCAATGAGCAGGCGCAACGGGCCACGCCGATCAGCGCGAGTAGCGTTTTCATGGATAGAACTCCGAAAGATCGACGACTTTGAAGGTCTGAGGCCATTTGGCCTGCGCGTAAGCCTTGGCAATGACCTCGCCTGCGAACAGCGCTTGCGGTTGCTCAGGCTGGCTGGTCAAGTCCAGCTCATAGGACCCGCTGTACACCGCAAACCGGTGGGCCTGCGGCTCGGGCAGGGCCAGCATCGGGTTACGCATGACGACCACCGGCACGCATGGCGCGGATCTTGGCCAGAGCGTTGTTACCAACCGCTGGTGTGCGCCGGGCTTCTACCTCGGCAGGCAGTGCCAATGGCATCTTCTGCAGCGGCAGGCCCTCAATGAGGCGGCGAACGGTGATCGCATAGTTGCGCTCGAATAGCTTCAGGCTGAGGGAGGTCTCGAGCTTGTTCAGGCTTTCAAATCCGCACTCTTTCGCCGTGTGCCAAACAGCATCGTGGCTCCACTTCGCACGCCCTGCCATGCAAGGGTGGGCATTGCGGCAGGCCTCACGGTGCGCGGCCTGAAGCGTTGGCAAGCCCAGCATCTCCGCAGTAGGCGTGCACCAGCCGATGAACACACCAGGCGCCGGGATGAAATCTCTGCCGGACTGGCGCGCGCCCATGAGCCCGAACTGCAACTGGTCGAGGCTGCGCAGCCCAGCCTCGAGAAATGCCTGAAGCCATTCCTTCTTCGCTGCCTTGTACGCCGGCATGTCGGGCCAAGCCTGCTTCCAAGCCGGGAATATCGCCCGCAGTTGGCGGAACAGCCCGTTGATCACCACGGCCGTCTCGCGGTTGAGCTCAGCCTGCGCATCGGCTGGCAGCGGCTCGTCCTTCGCGATGAACTGACCGGACTGGACTTTGGCCCACAGTCCCGAGGTAACGGTCGCAACAGATTTCACTGGCCCACCCCGTGATCGTTCCAATCGGTACTGTCGTCGTCAAAATCTTGGGTCGACTGACGGGGAGCGAATGGCGTGACGTTGGAGCCGCGGTTCAGCTCGTTGCGGACCCACTTCACGAGCATGCTCACCCACTCCGCCTCGGTGTTGACCTGGCCCTTGGGTTCGTAATAGCCGGTGAACGCTTTCAAGACGTTCTCAGTGAACAGGTTCATGGCCACACCCTGATGCAGTGCGTAGGTCTTTAGGATCTTCGGGTCAGGCGTCCAGGTGAGGGTCATTTCGCTGGGCATGCGCGGGTCTTTCGCACCAGGCGCAGAGAGAGGCTTTTTATTCTTCTCTACATCTTCTTTAGGTAACGCATCGCTAACGTTCGAAGCGTTACCTTTTGCATTGGCTGACTTGTGATTCGCTACACGCTTGGCTGTGAGAAGTCTGTTTTTGGCGGTCCTGCCGTTATGTCTATCGAAGTGAGGCAGGCTGATCACGCCGTCGGCCTCCTCCATCCAACCCACCGATTTCATGTGATCGCAGAAACCGGTAACGCCGACCATGCGATCGAGTAACTTTTTGCTAACGCTCGGAGCGTTACCTTTTTCGGTCTGCTGATCGAACCATCCCCACACGCGCATCAGTTTGCCGACGGCTGCGTCTGGGTCGATGTCCGCAGCGTCTGCGATCTGGCAGACCTCGGGCTTGTCCAGAGTAGTGAGTTCGAACTTGATCCAATCGCCAGCCATCACGCGCGCTCCTGAAAGAGTTCAGCCAGCCGTGCCAAGCCTTTCGGAGTGACTAACGGCTGGAAGGCAGCGCGCTCTATGCCCGTCTCGACGTCGGGCTTCAAGGAGGTCACCTTGTGTTTGAGGAATCCGGATTGGATACGAGGCTGCATGGCAACCCAACGAGTTGACCCGCCACGACGGAAAATCCAGCGGTTGGCCTGCATCCAGTCGAAGAGCTTCGACGGCGCAATGCCCAGCTGCTTGGCGGCGTCGGTAATGCAGATCGCGCCCTCGGCAGAGGCCAGGCGCTTGATGGCGGCCACCTTCGGCGCCTGAAGCTCGATCATGCCTAGCAGGCGGGTGTTCTCCCGCGCCTGGTCGGCGGCCAGCTGTAGGGCTTCGGCGTAGTTCGCGGGTATGCGCGGCGTGGCCTGCTCTTCCAGTTCTCGCCAGCGGCGCACGACGGCCAGTCGCATCTTGGCGCTGTAGCCTGTCAACAGCGTGTCGGTCAGTTCGCGATCAAGGTTGAAGCATGGAAGGCTGCGGCCGGTGCTGTCCTTGTACTGGGCCGAAAACTCGGCTGAGTCCATTTCGAGCTCGGCTAGCATTGATCGGATGTCCACGAGGACGTGCTTGTGCGCCTTGCCTGTCAGGTCGGCGATCTCGCGGGACGACATAAGCTGACGCGACAGGTCTTGTCGAACAGAGAAAACTGACGAATCAGGCGGGCTATTGCTCTGGGTGGCCGTGGTGTGCATAATCTGACCTCACATGTGTTGTTGAAGAAGCCGGGCTGCAATCCCGGCTTTTTTGTGCCTGCGATTCAGGCCGCTGCTTTAACCGATGACTTGAGCAGCGCCAGAGCCTTCTCGGCGTGGTCGATCTCTCGCAAAATGCGCGCGCGCTCGACCTGATCCACGCGACCATCAGCCATGGCTGCATGAGTCTCTACAGTCACCTCGGCGAACTCGAAAGCGGCTCGGCTCAATGCTTGGTGCACATCAACTGCGGCCGGCGCTTCGGTCTTCACTATCGCGTAGCCGAATTCACCAGCCAGCGCTTCAAGCGGGCGCATGTCGTTCGTGTGCAACATCAGCGCATAGAGGTGCTTCACGTTGAACCACGCGCCGTCGTAATTGGCGTTGGCGCGTTGCAGCAAGCTCACCGGGGGCATGTTCATCAACGTGGCGAGATTCTTTGTGTCAGCCTGCTCGACAGCTGCATCACACGCCCTCAGAAAATTCTGCATTCCTAAAACCTCGAATTTGTTTACGTGGCGTCATGCCAGTACGCGTTTCAAAATGTGTCTTGTTGGGATCAGGCGGACTGCTTGATCGCTTGGGCGGGGTCGTCTTCACGCCTGGCGATCAGTGCCCCGCGAGAGTCCTTCTCCAGCACGCATTGCATGGGGTAAGAAAAACCACCAGTTGCGCGGCACTGCGACACTCGGCTGCTGCTTACGCCTAGGGCGTCCCCGATCGCGCGGCCGGTACCGAAATGTTTCAGGGCTTCGTCGTAGGTCATGGGGCCTTGTCTCCAATGTCTCAGGCGAGTTTAGAGTTCTTAACAATACAAGGCAAGTTATCTAAACTGCGAT